AATAGTTGCATTTTTTAAGTGTAATGACCATTATGAGGCAAGGATAAAAGAACAAGAGTATTTCACTTCATTAAATGCAACCTTAAATAGTTTAGAGCCATTACCTAAACCCAAACCGAAACCAATAGAGACACCACAATTAACTAAAGAAATAATAAAAAAAATATATTTTTGCGAAACTTGCAATATAACATTACAAAACCAACATTTATTAGAGGTGCATAATCAAACAAAAAAGCATTGTAAAAAAGTTATGGGCATAGAAACGAAAAACGTCGCCAATAAATTTTTTTGTGAAACTTGTGACTATACATGCAGCAAAAAATACAATCTAGAAAGACATTTGACTTCTAGCAAACATTCGAAAATGGCAATTGGCGAACAAAATGACGAGCAAAACGAGCAAAACGAGGAGCAACATCCTACTAACAAAAATAAACTTAACAATGATAAGTTTTTGTGCCAAATATGTAACAAAATATATGATTCTAGAAATGGTTTATGGAAACACAAAAAAAAGGGGTGTAATAAAACATGCGAACAAGAAATCGAAACGAATAAAATTACGAATCAATTGAAATGTGATTTCGATATAACAGATAAAGAACTTATTTTGATGTTGGTAAAACAAAATGCGGAACTTATTAAGGAAACAACTGATTTTAAAACTATGATGATGGAAGTAATAAAAAATGGAAATGGTAATAACAGCCAACACCATTGATAAAAAAAATTTTATACTACATTATTGTGTATGTAGTATCAAAGAATAGCCACTCTAAAAATCTTCACTGAAATCAAACACTTCTTCACTTTTCGTCTTATTCGCCAACGCATATGCGTCTGTTCTTTTCTCGAAAAAGTTGGTTTTACTTTCTAGAGATATCAGCTCCATCCAATCGAAACAGTTGGTAACATTATAAATCTTTTTATATCCTAGTTGGACACACAAACGGTCCGCCACAAATTGAATATATTGGGTCATTAATTCAGAGTTCATACCAATCAACCGGCATGGTAACGCATTACAAATAAATTCCGTTTCAATTTCAACGGCTTCTTTGATGATTTCATGAATGCGTGCTTTGTCTACTTTTTTCACCAATTTTGAATACAATAGTACTGCAAATTCGCAATGCAACGCTTCATCACGTGAAATCAATTCGTTACTAAAGGTGAGACCAGGCATTAAACCGCGTTTTTTCAACCAATAAATACTACAAAATGCGCCACTAAAAAAGATGCCTTCTATGCAGGCAAAGGCCACTAAACGAGTCGCAAAACTACTGCGATTATCATGAATCCATTTTTGCGCCCAATCGGACTTCTTTTTAATACAAGGGAAATGTTCGATAGCATTAAAGAGTTTGGATTTTTCTTCTGTGTCTTTAATATATGTTTCGATTAAAAGGGAATACGTATGACTGTGTATATTCTCCATTGCAATTTGAAACCCATAAAATGCTCTGGCTTCTGATACTTGCACATCATTCATAAAACGTGAAGCAAGGTTTTCCAAAACAATCCCATCACTCGCCGCAAAAAACGCCAAAATCATTGATATAAAATATCTTTCGTTTCGGTCTAAGCTCTCCCAATGGGTTAAATCTTTTGTTAAATCTATTTCTTCTGCTCTCCAAAAACAATCGATTTGTTTTTTATACATTTCCCAGATGTCTTGATGTTTGATTGGAAACATTACGAAACGATTATCGTCAGGAGCTAGCAAAGGTTCTGCGTGGTTTTTTGACATCCTAAATAATATATAAGGAAGATTTTATATTTTTTCAATAAACAATAAAACAAAAACAAATAAAAACAAATAAAAACAAATAAAATAACTCTTTATTGTAAGAATGGAATATACAATTGTTCCTGTGAATATGACTGTAAAACAAAAAGACGAGAGATTACTTCATATAGAAGAAATCGTCGAAGCCAAAAAAAGAATGCTGCTAGAAAAACAAAAGAAATTTCGATTTATTACCAAACAAAACCATTTTTTATCCGAAGTTAAAAACGACTATGTTACATATTATAATTATATTGTGCAACAAAAACAAGAGCAAATCATGGCGCTAGAAATATTAAATAGTTATATTAATGAGTTAACAAATCAAGGACATTTAAGTAAACATAATATCGAGGATGCCAAGTTTGAACAAGAGAAAATATTAAAAGAAGTAAATTCAATTAAAAAAGGTTTAGAATCTATTATAAAGGATACCCAATATATCGATACCAAGTTATAAGGTTCCTAGTTGTAATTTAGAAAATACAATAAAAATATTTATAATATTATTTTATTATATACCATATGTCAAACCCTCCCCAATTCTTAACGGATTTTATAAATAATATGGATAAATTGAAACAAATGAATCAAAATGTTCAAAAGACGATTGATGACAAAAAAAACTTCAATACCACATTAAACAATCGTTTAAAAAACATTAATGGTTTAATTCAAAAGTTAGCAACAGATATTAATAATTTAAAAGCGAAAGTAGATGGTTTACAAGGACAAGTAAATACCAACTCCACTGCAATAGGCGACAAAGACAAACAAATTGCGGATTTGGCACAAAAAATGAAAACTTTAGAGGCCGAAAAAGCATCGTTAACACAACAATTAGGCGATTTACAGAACAAAACAAATGCAGAAAAGGCTGATTTACAAAAAAGAATAAATGATTCGGAAGCAAAATTACGTGCGTTAATCGACCAAAATGCGATTTTAGAAGACCGTACAAAGGCTTTAGACGCGGAATTAACCAGTAAAGGAGATTTACCGCGCCAGCATGCCGAAGAAATTAAAAAACAAGCCGACGGATTTAAAGAAGAATTAGAAAAGCAACGTTTAGCAAATCAAGCGGAAATGGATAAATTAAATGCAAAAATTAAAAGTAATGAAGCATCTATTCAAAATTTACAAAAACAATTACAAGATAAAACGAATGAGGCAGCGAGTCATGCCCAAAATGTATCGAATGCCCAAAATCAATGTCAAGGACAAATTGCGCAATTGAACGCCGAAAAAGATAAATTAATGGCTGAAAATAAAGATTTGATTGATCGAATTAAAGAAGCAAACGCCGCAATCATTCAAGCACTAACAAACTTACAAGCATTAACCGATTCAGCTCCGAATGTCCAAAATCAAAAAGACCTAGAAGATTTGTTGGGTCAAATTGAAGCATCTATCATGGCTATTAATACCGCTATGCAAACCGGGCAACCAGCAACAGCGACAAATAAAACGGACATAAATGTATTGGACGAAACTGGTAATCCTTTGACTGGAATAAGAAAAATACAACAACAAATCGCATTGAGTAAATTACAAGAAAAATTAAGCAAGGAGTCTATTCCTGCTAGACAACAAAAATTGAAAAATGCGATAGCCTTTATACAAAATAATAAAGCAACACCTGCTTCCATCGAAAGCTATTTACAAAAGGAAGCGTTTAAATTTCAAAAAGGAAATAATGAAGTTACATTTGGCGGTAAAAAACGCGCTAGTACAAAAACAAGGAAACATAAAAAACAAAGAGGCGGTTTTACTTATAAAAATAGCAAACGAAGAAGTATCCACACAAGTTCCATGAGAGGTGTATCTATTCCAAGAACCCTTCTCCTTCACGCCAGAAGTAGCGCAAGAGGTAGAAGACATTCCAAAAAATAAAAAAATAAAAAAGCAATGATGCCATTTTTAGAGCATGTCTGAAAGCATACCACGTAATTCAGGGTAATTTATACAATCATTCGGCCATCTACCCGTCACTTCTCTATGTTTTAAAGAAATTATATTTGCTCTTTTTTTTAAAATATAATTTCTTTTTTGTAAAATATTTTTCCAAGTTCGTTGTATTAACTTAATCCAAAACGTTTTTAAAATAGCAACGCATTCTAGATTTTCCAAATAAACACATTGTGCTATTTCTGTTTTAATATAAGGTTGTTTTAATATAATATTTTTATAATTTCTAAACACCGAATGGGCTGTAACACACTTACTATTATTATTTATCAGACTCAGGTAATAGGCGTTAAAATCATCCACATAATCTTCAATATATTCCATATCTAGTTTTTTAAATCGGCAATAAACTAGATAACTCGTTTTCAATAGTTCATCGTTTGTTTCACCGTGTAATTCTGTATTATACAACTCGCATAAAATGATATTATATCGCGTATTACATGTATCATCTGGATCATAAAGAATACTGTCCTCATCATCCTCGTCGTCTGAATATACGTCATATTCGTCGAATATATCAACGCCTCTATCAGCATCATTATTCGTCATGTTAAAATGATTATTTTATGATTTATTTCATATAGAGTATGGGTTGGTTGTATAATATGCAACCTAATTATTCATAGAATTTTATTCAATTTTTTTTACACATTTGGAAATAATATATAAATATTATATATAAATGAAAGTTAAGTCCATTGTATCAAAAACACTAACAAACAAATGGTTATTAATGGCTGTTGCAATCATAGCTTTATTTAATATCGTTGGATATATGGTTATGGGTAAATTTAACAACCTTGTTTTTTTTCTAATATTAGCAGTTCTAGTTAGATACTTTAGTAAAAATATGATCATTGTTTTAGGTGTTCCGCTTATTTTAGTAAATTTGTTCGCTTTAAAAGAGGGCTTTACTAGTATTGAGGGTTTTGACAAACAAACACATAGTGATACCATAGATAAAATTAATGACGAAAAAAGAAAAAAAGAACAACATCCTATAGTGAATCATGCTGACCAAACGAATAATAACGGTAATGCAAAAAACGCCGACTCGACCAACGTAGAATCATCTAATGTCAAGTCCGATGAACATTTTGAGGTAGGACGTCCAAAAAACGGTGGTTCTAAAATCGATTATGCGGCAACGATTGAAAATGCATATGATGAATTAAATAAAGTTCTAGGTAGTGATGGTATTAAGAGTTTAACTAACGACACTCAGCGTTTAATGAAACAACAAATGGACTTGGCCGAATCGATGAAAGGTCTAGCACCATTGGTTGAAAAAATGATGCCTATGGCACAACAAATGCAGGGCATGATGGAAAATATGGACACCAATGGAGGCGGAATGTCGAGCATAATGGAAATGGCAAAAAAAATGTCTAGTAGTTTAGGAGGCGCTCCAAAAACCGCATAAGCGGTATATTCAATAGGTAGTCGCGGTAATGGTAATAATGGTAATAATGGTAATAATGAGAAAATTAGATTTTTATATTATAATAATATAATATGAAAAAGTGTCCACCAGGAGTCATATGTATTGAAAATTATTCCATGTTTTTTCTAATAATTTGTGTAGTTATTTTTGTGTATTTAATTTATACCAATGCGAGTGGGCAAAACATCGTGGTAAATAACAAACCATCCGAAAAAATAGTTATCAAAGAGAACCAAAGAGAGAACGCGTCCTGGTTTGGTGGATTCATCCCCAGTTGGCCATATAGCAATTTTATTCCTCCCTTAACGAGTGACCCTTTATTGAATCCATACAATCCGCCATTGAGAGATGAACGATATTTTGTTCCTGGGTTTAACGGTGTTCCGCCAGGAGCGGTTCCTATTAATGTGTCTACCAATATTGGTGCAGTCGATACCAGCTATAGACAACTGGGTATTTTAACACCTTTAAATGGGTCTAGTAAAGATAGTATATTGCCATTGATGGGACGACCGTTATTCACAAATCGTGATAAATGGCAATATTATACAACGAGCAATCAACATAATAATGTGAAGTTGCCTGTTTCGCGTGCAGGAAGAAGTTGCACCAATGAATATGGTTGCGACAAATTGTATAACGGTGATAGCGTATACATCGAAGGTGTGAATGAAGCTTATAAAGTGACTGTTTATGATAATAATACTATGAAATATTTACCCTTTGTATAGTGTTATTTTTGTAAGATTTTTGTAAAATATTTATCTCTGGTTTTCGTATATATTTTGAATTTCAATGTCTTCAAAATAAGGAGCTTCTTCATTATCAGGGTCGACTAATGCTTTATTCTTGAAGGCATAAACATCGCTACAGTCGTCTTCTAATGGCTTTCTGCACATGGGACAAATACGTTTGTCTAAAGGTAATTGACAAACTTGTAGCATACAATCATTATGGAAAACGTGACCACAGACCGATTTATATATTGCTTGGTTAGGGGTTTCAGCGAAATTTTCGTGACAAATAGGACACATGGCATCTTCAACAACTACATCATCTTTACTATTT